ACTTCTACATGTACACTGGCGGTCGCTGGCAACGTGTTGCCTGGGATGCCACTGCTTGGTAATTAAAAAAATGGCCTCAGTTTCTCAAATTAGACTACAGCAGGAAGTCAACGTAAAATACACCGGGGGAGAGGCCATCCTCCCCCAGGAGCCAACTCCTCCCTCAGAACCAATGCTTGTGATTGGAGGTCAACCCGTGGCCGATGGCTCGGACTTCGGCGTTGTGAAAGTGGAAGAAGGGGCGTTGGTCATCGACTCAGACGATTTTAACGTCGACTTCAAGACTTTTGCTTGAGGTAAAAGTAACGTAACCAACGATACACACATAGCTTTTTTCGAAAAATGGTTAACAATCTTCAGTTTCTTCGCAGTCTGAACGCCGGCACCTCACCCGTTTCTCTGGCTGCTGGTCAAATTGCTTTTAACCTGCCCGATCAGAAACTCTTCGTCGGTGATGGCACTGACACTATCAAGCGTCTTGATGGCACCACCGAATCCGTGCTTCTGGGTGAAGGTTACTTCGAGAGCGACCTGAGCCTGGTATCTTCCAGCGCTTACACCGATCAGAAGATCGCTGATCTGGTTGATTCGGCTCCTGAGCTGCTCAACACTCTGAATGAGCTGGCTGCAGCTATTGGCGACGATGCAAACTTCGTCACCACCGTAACCAACTCGGTTGCTACTGTTCAAACCAACCTGGATGCTGAGATTTCCCGTGCTCAGTCCGCCGAGGCTTCCCTCAATGCCTCTCTGGGTGCCGAGGTATCTCGTGCTACCGCCGCTGAAGCTGCCTTAGCTGCCGACCTCGCTGCTGAGACTGCTCGCGCTCAAGCCGCTGAAGGCGTTCTGACTTCGGATCTTCTGACCGAGGTCGCTCGGGCTCAAGCTGCCGAAGCAACCCTGACCGCCGACCTGGCTGCCGAAGCCGCTCGTGCTCTGGCTGCCGAAGGTTTACTTCAGGACAACATCGACGCTGAGGCTGCTGCCCGTGCAGTTGCTGACAGCACTCTGCAATCTAATATTGATGCCGAGGCTGTAATCCGCGCATCCGCCGATAGCACTCTGCAATCCAACATCGACGTCGAGGCCGCTGCCCGTATTGCGGGTGACGCTGCTAACTCCGCCGCTGTTTCCTCTGAGGAATCCCGTGCCCTGGCTGCTGAGGCTGCCCTGAGTGCTCGGATTGCCGATATTGAGAATGGCATCGATCTCGGTACTTTCGGGGGTGGTGGTCAGGCCCAACAGTTCTGATTATCACTTTGATTCTTGGGCCCTCGCTTCGGCGAGGGTCTTTTTGTATCCGGGTAAAAGTTGCTATATACCGAAGGCAACTTGGATCTCTCAACCATTACGCGTATCGAGCAGTTCATGTGTGACTCTCTGATTGCGAGTCCTTTGATTCCGATCGGAGTGAATGTGTTGCGTCTTGCAGATGTAATCGATAAAGAGGGTGTTGTTAGCCAAACGAATAATATTGTTGTACGATATACGGGTGCTAATAACACGGTAAAGAATAGAATACCGATGGTATTCGAGCGTTCAATGCGCTTTGAACTCAACTTTTCCTGTCAGAACTATTTAACTTCTTCTGGGCACGATTTTGCCACGCAGTTGCTTGCTGGCGCTTTCATCACTCTCAATGGCAGTGTCCCGAGCGGTGCTTTTGTCCAGGTGATTGAACCTTTTGTCTGTGTAACTGAAGATTTCACAGGGTTGTCAGATCAGAGTCAGTACACTTACACTCAAGTCTACCAGGTGATTATTGAGGAAGCGCTGCCGTATGTGGCGCTCGACCCGTGTGTTCAGCGGGGCGATTGCCGCCAGATCTTCCCCGCTCTCGGTGTTGAGTCGAAGCTGCCTCTCGGAGGTATCCTTGATAACGCTACAGGGAATATTTACGTCCCCGCTTACGATTGCGGAGGTGAGCCCATCGAAGACTATGATGCTTGTTTAGGCATTCGCTGGTCTAACGAACTCACTCAAAGCGGCGACTGGGTGTTTATTTGCGATCCTGACTGCGTCTTCATGGAAGATCCTCTCGGTCAACCTATTTACATGCTTTCTAACGATAGTTACACGGAAGACGGTCGTTTGGTAGTCACTGTATTTGACGCGAACACCAAAAAACCAATTCGCGAAGTTTTTTACTGCAACACAGGGAAGAAGCTGGCTCGATATGCTATTGATCTTTGGACGGATACCATTGCAAAGAGCGGTCCAATCTCAGCTGATGCGTCTCTGGATGCAAGTTGGTACCAAAGCATGAATGTGGGGGATTTTGCTACTGTTTTAGGTGGATATCAGTTCCTGCATGTAGATCCCCTCAACCCTGACGCGCCGAAACTTTACCTTGAAGGCGGCGCTCTGATTGGAGTCCAGCCCGAGACCTTTATTCAAACCCCTAAGGGTCGATTCTTTTTTGTCGGCCAATCCCCGCAAGGGAAGGGCTGGTTACTGGACGGGACATTTGAGTTGGCCTCGATTACCTCCCTGTGGAGGCTAGGGTGTCTACCTTGTTCTAACGGTTCTGGCCAGCCTCCTCAGCTCTGTTAGTTTGCGTAGTTTATTTTGACCTATAAAACAATGTTTCACGCGGTATACTTGTCTTTTGAGGAAAAAGAGAACGGAAGAATGTATATTGGAAAACATAGCAGTGAAAATCCTTATGACGTTTACTTCGGTTCTTTTTACGATAAATCATTTAATCCAGCAGGAAAGATTATCCTGGAATATTGTAATACAGAGCAAGGAGCCGTAGAGGCAGAGATTAGATGGCAACAAGTCTTCAAAGTCGCTGAAGATCCTCAGTTTGCAAACAAATCCTATCAAACTTCTAAAAAGTTTTTGAGAGACAACAGAGGAGAAAAACATCCGCTCTTCGGCAAGAAAAGACCCGATGTACGAGAAAGAAATCAAAAGAATAATCCCGCGAAAAGGTTGGAAGTTAGACAAAAAATGAGTAAATCAAGAATGGGTAATACCAACGGTATCGGTAAGCTATGGTGGGTCAACAAGGATGGTAAAATCATAGGAAATGAAGAATGTCCCGGAGAAGGTTGGCAACGAGGCCGAACTTGGAAGGGGTAAAGATAACTAACTAAGTGCTCTTGCGCTAATGGTAACCGCTCAGCAGCTTTGGCAGAGCTATCACGCAGCTGTTCGCGATGGTAACACAGCTCTTGCCAATCGAATCCTTCAACAGATTCACAAATACAAAAGAAACCCCACCCCTACCGGAGGGTGTGGCAAATGTCGTCGGAGACTCACCTAATGGCTGACCATAAAGATGAAATCGTAAAACAAAAAGAGTTCCTAGCTCAAGAGGCTCTTCGCGTTGCGAACGAAGCAATCGGCCTGCTTCAAGATCAGATGTCCGAGTGCTCTACTCGCGATCTCGTGCAGATTTTCTCAGCATCTGTGAAAGCGCACCGTGAAATCACCGAGGACATTGTGGTGCTCACTGCCAAGGAAACACCGTCTGAGCAAGAGCTTGCGCGCGAGTACGATGGAAAGGTCGAAGAGCTTCTGAAGCGAATCAGCAACTTCTGATATGCGCCCCATCATAACCAAAGCAAGCCAGCTGGATGAACACAGCACCTGGCGAAAATACATTCGTGGAATCCAAGAACTCGTGGTAATGGAGGCTCCGGCTTCCATTATCGAGGAGTACAAGTATCGCGCTGCGCGCGATTGCTTTCTAGCATTTTGTGATATTATGAAGAAAGGTGACCTTAAAGTGGTTGCCTTTCACGAAGTTATTGGGTCTGCATTTGAGGATCTTGCTAATCGTCGCTACAAACGTCTGATTGTGTCATGCCCTCCGCGCTCCGGCAAGTCGATGATGGCGTCGATGTTTGTGGCTTGGTTGCTCGGCAGAGATCAGCAGACGCAGCACATTATTGCATCCTACGGTCAGCAACTGTCTGGCAAGTTCCATAAAGATGCTATTGGGTACTTGAAGCATCCCGAGTTTAAGAAGATATTCCCAGACTGGAAGGGATTCTCTCCTGATTCCAAATATGACATGCTTGGGGGTGGTTACATTCTGCCGACCTCAGTCGGCGGTGTGCTCACGGGTTTCACAGCAGGAACCACCAACATTACGAGCCCCGGCGTCGGCGCCATGATTGTGGACGATCCTCTGAAGGATTCTACATCTACCGCTGCGTTGGAAGCTTTAGAATCATGGTGGGGCGAACAGGCATCGACCCGCCGCACCAACAACTGGTGTCAGATGGTGATTGCTACTCGATTCCACCAGCATGACTTGCACGGTGTGCTGCTGGAGGCGGATGGTGTTTACGACGAAGTTGAGAATCCGAATGGTTGGCGCTGGGTAAATATTGCAGGTCTGATTGAAACTGCTGAGCAACGTGAGCAGGATCCTCTTGAGCGAGACCTGGGAGAGAGCCATTGGCCGAGCAATACCGCGTTCACTGTAGACATGCTCATGGCTCAGAAGAAGACCATGGGTTCGTTTGCATTCGCTGCGTTGTACCAGGGTAACCCTGTTGCAGCAGAGGGGCAGATTGTTAAGGATAGCTGGATCTGCAGAATGGAGCAAGATCCTTACATATCCTATGACCTCACTTGGCTTGCTGTCGACTGCGCGTTTTCTGAGAAGGAAATGGCCGACGAGACGGCTATTTGTGTCGCCTCGATCTCTCACCGAACTCCAGGTATTGTTTACATTCGCGAGATTATTACAGGGAGACTGGGATTCCCAGATCTGATTGCGAAAGTGAAACACTTGTACTCATTCTACGATGCTCGTGTTCTTTGCATTGAAAAGGCAGCGTCCGGGCAATCTCTCATTCAGATGCTGAAGAAAGAGGCAAAGATTCCCATCGAGGAAATGAAACCATTGAAGTCTAAGACGGTTCGTCTTCAGGCTGTGGCCCCATTGATGGAGTTTGCTAGAGTTAAGTTTATTGAGGGCGAGTGGATTGACCCGTTTATCAAGGAACTGACGACATTCCCCTTCGTGAAACACGATGACCGGACTGATGCTTTCACCTGGGCATTGACATACTTTTCGATGAAACTCGACACCGTTGACAGGGGTTTGCAGGACTCGATCATTCAGAACAAGCGGTTCGTTGGTGAGCTAACTCGGCCAGGATTCAACGATAAAAACGTATTTAGCCATCTTTCTCGTGGCCGTTTACGGATGTTCCCTGCCGACCATGCTATAAATGACCCTGACTATGACTCCGTAAGTCAAGAGGCGGACCCCCGTTCTTCGTTCCTGCGTGGAATTCGCGGTGGCAAGCGAAACATCGGATGGGACCTTGAGATGTGACCGGGATAGCAACCCCGTAAAAAGTTCTATGTTCTAAACATAGATTGCTATGGCCATCAAGCCTAACCCTGATAACGTCCCCAGCATGATGCAGGAGGATTTCGGAACCAAAGTTTTGATTACTGATCTTGCAGCAGATCGCTACCTGGAGAAGGCAGCCAAGCACGGCACCGAGCGCTACTCCCGATGGTGTGGCGGTGCCGGAGGCTTCGATGATTACGTTGAACGCATGCACTGAGTACATACAGTGGCTGCTAGAGAAGGATGAGTGGTGGATGCTCTAGCATCCGGGTAAAATCAACTGTCGGCTGCAGCCCTCCAATGCCCGATATTATACTTCAAGGAGGTGAGTTCAATGTAAAGCTCGTTGGCAACAAAGTGTATGACCTACCCACCGATTGCTCCAAGTTATTTAACATGCTCACCTCAAAAGAGAAGCGCAAGAATCGCCGCGCTGAAAATGCTCAGATGTTAGAACAATCCTACTCCAAGGGGATGGATGTTCAACCACCCAAGTTTCTGACTTGGCGACAAGAAGAGCTCTGGAACACACTTAAGCGTAACACCGTCACCATCGCTTCTGGCCATGCCGGAACGGGCAAGACCTTAATCGCACTTCACTACGGTCTTTTCGGAATAGCCCAAGGGCAGTTCGATAAAGTCTATTACGTTCGTAGCGATGTAGGCGTGGAGTTCCAACGAGGACGAGGCGCTCTCCCTGGAGACCTGTCGGAGAAGATTGCTCCGCTGATTGCTCCTGTTTTAGACAACCTACCTTGCATCATGCGCTCTCAAGGCGCAGCAGAATACCTTCTGAATAAGAAGATCATTGAGCCAGTGCTCCTTGAAGATATTCGCGGACGCTCTCTCAACGAAGCCTTTATTATCGTTGACGAATCGCAGAACTTCCTTCCCTCACAGATCAAGACCGTACTTACTCGCGTAGGTAAGGATTCCAAGATTCTGCTAATCGGAGACACTAAACAAACCGATATGGAAGTATTCCGCCGTGAAAACGGCCTCGTGGATGCTATCCATCGCCTTCGCCACCTTCAAGAGGTGGGTATCGTTGAGTTCGCTAAAGAGGACATCGTTCGCAACTCTGTTATCGCACACATTTTAGATAGATACGAAGACTAATGAGCCAAAGGTCCTACCAATACGATTTCGCTGATTCTCGTCGTTTACAGGGAGATGACGCTCGCGTTGAACGCAACATTCAACGCATGGGATTGGCAGGACCTTCTTCCGTTCTTCCGACTCGTTCTCGAGGGGGGGACGGTCAAGTTACCGTTGCTGAAAAGAGAGCATCTGTCAAAGGTCAACAGCAGCGTGGAACCTTAGGAAGCGGCGGTGCTAGCGGTGGCCAAAAAGATCGTTGCAAGAGAGGCAAGGCTTGCGGAGTAACTTGCATTGACCCTCGCGAAGACTGCATTATCGACTTTGATGTTGCTCTCAACTCAGAGTTGAATCGCATGGTGAACTATATTAAGGAGAAAGCTGCAAAGGCGGGGAATCCTGTTGAAGCCGGGTCGGAAAGGGAAAGGCAAATAAAGGAATCGGTAAAGCTCGCGGGTCAACACCTAACAGGGCAATCCGCGAGCGGAGAACGTATGTTCCCCACCACCAAACCTGGTCAATCTCGATTACTGTCTCCCACTGAGATAGCAGACATGAAGGCTAATCGGGATAAACTAGGGAAAGCCGAGTTTGACGAGGTTGTTCGTAAGGCTTGGCAAACTGACACGCAAAGTAGAGGCATAAAACTAAGTAAAGAAGATTTAGGAATGATATATGACGCCCTGCCACAATCTGCCAAAAATCAGCTGGCGGGTAGTGGTAACCCTGGCGCCGGCAAGTGGTACGCGCTTGACAAGGACGGTAACGAAATAACGACGGGAAAAGGAAAAACGCGAGACAGAGGGATTGCATTCTTGGATATGTATTTCCGTCAAGGCGGAACAGACGCTTACGGTAACTCCAAGCGCGTTTTCTCTCCCGCAGACTTTGATGTAGAGCACATTCGCCCCATGTCAAAAGGCGGTATTGACCACCCTAGCAACTGGGTCTTGGCTCGCTCCGGCGCCCAAAGGCAGAGAGCAGAACAAGAGTTGGGTAAGTTTATTGACCGTTTGCCCGACCCTAAAGATCGCGCAGCACTAGCTAAATATTACGCAGACGCCAAATCCAAATCTCTTACAAAAGATGCGGCTAAGGCAGCTTTGAAACAAGTAGACCCCATGCAAATGTCTCCGGCGGACTTAGCGAAAATCTCCCCCGGTAACATGAAGTATATGTTTGCCGGACCAAGCGGAGGTAAAGATACATTCTTCTCCAACTCTCTTATTGGGGCAGATAGCGGGGGAACACGTCCTTCTTCCGCTCTTCCGGCTCCAATCGGAAGATTGTACGGTCTCGCTCGACGAACTTTATCTGAAAGCGATGTTGAAACTATTCGAAGCGAAGTTCGTAGGGCCTGGAATAAAGATTGGTCTCTGGGAGGGGGAACAACTCAAAACATGGTCGATTCTGTTGTAGGTTCCTTCAAGTCTCGTCTATCTCCCGATGTGTTTGCGCTCGTCGAGGCTGATGTGAATAAGTGGTCCCAAGGAATGCTTGATAAGTTCCCACAAGGCAAACCGCAATGAGAAAAGACACTCGTTTCCGCCGTCCAGACCGCACTGAAATCGAAACAAAGCTACCCAAGGAGATTCTCAAGGATCCTCAAGCTCTTGGCGTCTGGAACATGATGCTTCAAAACGATGACCCTTCCGATGTTTCTCACACTTATCGCTCTTTTCGCGACAGCAAGCATTGCACTGTTCCTCGTGAACATTTACGAGCAATGCGCGATGCAATGATTACTTCCATGCGGGAAGAAAATCGCAAGGATCCTAATCCTCGAAAGGAGAAAAAGAAAGGAATACACTACGATGCCATGCCAGATGGCTGGATGCCTCGCCGAAAAGGAGCTTAAGATGAAAGCCAAAGCACTGATTGAAAAGCATAAAATCCCTTGCGGTCCTATGACTGTGAGCGTGGAGGGTGTCTGCCGCCGCCGTCTCCGCGACAGTTTTGATGCCTTGCTGGATCGTCTTACGCAGGAAACTCACCCCGAAGGGAAAGACCCCGAGGAGGCGATTGATGAACTCGATCTTCAAGAGCAAGAGCCGGAACCGGAAGAGTCTCGCGATGAGAAGAAAAAGAGGCTGATTGAGGAAGGTAAACTCAGAGCTGAAGTTTCCAAAGAAGTCGGCAAATATAAGGAGAAGTTAATGGGAAACAGCAAACTTCTCCAGGACCCTTCGGGTAAGATCAATAAACGGTAATCAACTAACATGACGAATCGTATTGGTGGCGACTTCAACGCTGATGCTATTGAAGCTTTTCGGGCTGCATATGCTCAGCAGCTTGCATCTCCAGAGCAAGATGAGATTGCAAATAACTCGGGTCTGCCTACGAATGTGGTGACAAATACTTCTCCTTGGCTTGAGCATACAGGGCTTTGGAAGTATCCGAGTGGTAAGGGTCCCGATGAAGATCTCAAGACGCCCTTCAATCCAAACGCCTATCTTTCTGATGAAGTTGTAGATGGAGATGGCGAGATGGAGAGCCTCAGCGACGAGGAAGTTGAGAACCTGATCAATGAGATTACAGGTACAGTTGAAGAGGATGAAGAAGTAGAGGACTAGGGTAAAAGGCAATATAGGTAAAGATCGGCACCATGGCATCTCTTCGCTCTCAAGAGACTATACAAAAGGAGTACGACTTACAGGCGAAGCTCACTACGCAAATCAACGTTACTCTTGTAGACGCTCACCCCGACTATCGCAAAAGGCTCGAAGACCACGCCATATTTGCTAACGAGGTTCGTAGGGTAGCACCTGAGAAAACGATGGTGCTTCTTCATCACCGACCCGAGGTTATTCTCACAGCGGAGAGCGAAGATTACACCGTGTCTCTCGTAGCCAGGGACAATATGTGGCGATTTTACGTAAATGAGTCCACGCATTACGAGCTTCCCGCTGAAATGACCGTAGGTGCCGGGCTTCTCCTGCGTAAAATGTGGAATGCTGTCATCCCTTGTTTGCCAGAAGGGTTTATCATTCGTGGTAAAGTAAATCCTCGAGACCCTGAGTCCGAGACAGTTGCCCGCACAAAGATTCAGCAAGCTCTGGGCTTTAGTCTCCCTCAAGCCGATGATAGCGTGTTTGCTATCAAACGCGACGGTAAGATGGTTCCTCTGGGATTGGAAGAGTTTGTCACTCTTACCGGCGTGGCTCCAGATAACTTGCAACAAAAGTTTAATGTTCGCAAAATCGACTGGCAGGGGGCTTGATCATGTACGGTTCTT